ACACTAATCATAAACGTCTATATCTTCTCTAAACTTATCCCACTCAGTAGTAGCAGACGCACTATATCTACCGAATGGAGGAGAGAAATCACAATAATCACGATCCAACACATGTAAACTCAACAAATATTCTTGCGAAGGAAAACCTCTTAACAATTGGTCCATGGTTATACCAGCCTTACGAACCATACGTTGAATATCTTTAGCATTTTCAACATTCTGGACAAACGCTATACGTAACTCACTCATATTCCTGAAACCACCTTGCTGGCACAAAAAAGAGAAAAACTCTTTACATATATCATACGCTGTCGTATTAGTACCCATCGTATCATAAACTATTCCAATACACGACATAGCATAGGCAGCATAAGTTTCACGAGGTGAATTACCCCATGCTAACTTGGGTAAAATATCCTCTAAGCGCTTATAAGGCAATACGGGTGGAAGAGCATCACCCCACTCTTTCGGAGTCTTAATAAAATAACGTTTCAAAAACGCTGGACCTTTAACCTTTAAGCCTCCAAAATCATTAGGTACGCTAAACAACGAATCTCGAACATGAATTCGATAAATCTTCATATTCCAATTTGTAGCTACCCAAGAAGCAAAATCCTCCTCATTCAAAATATCAGCCAAACTTTCCAATATAGCCAATATATGATCATCACCAAACACAGGAAATTCAATTTTCTTATCCTGAAATGCCTGTTCCAACTCAGCAGCTCGCTCAGGATATTTAGCAAAAACATACTCAAAATAAGTCCACCACAGTAGACCAACAATCCATGAATTACCATGAGATGTCTCAAACGCTCCAGATGGCATAACTCCGATTATTATCTTCCATACCCGCGCAAACAAATGCACAAGCTTCACCGATAAATTTTCAGTAGCTATACCCAATAAATGGAGAAACAATTCAAAATGAGGAGAATTAGGATCATAATAAACTAATGCCTGAGAAGAATATAATTCCAAGAGTATTCTATTCTCAGTAGTATCTAACCCTTTAAAATCTCCATCACTATAAACCATATCATTCGTAAAAGCATTTAACTGCTCAGCCAATACAAATGCCCCCCCATGCCACCATTTTAAACCAATTTTAATCATTCGTCCTCGCTCAAACATCTGGCGATCTTTCATAACTAAACTTGCAAAAATGTACTGAACAATGTTCGGAATAAAAAATTCACGACATTTACGAAACGTGGAATCCCTATCTTCCTGATTAATTGAATCATCATTAAGAATTTCATGTTTCAAACATATACAGCACGCTTTTTCCAATAGCTGTATATCCCCAGTACGAAAGAAAGTCTGTATCATAACTAACACACGCAATTTTGCAGCCTTCTCCTGATCACCCTTCGTTCCATTCACAGTAGTAACCCTTCGTATTCCTTGGTCATCCATATACTTAGACGATCCACCAGCTCTAATACCAGCACTCGAATTTTGAGGAAACTTCATATGAACAACATCTGCTTCATTGAACTCCCAAATTAATTTACCAAAGTGCTTATCTGTACCCATATAGGAATACATACGTTCTAACCCTTTCGCCATAGCTTGAGCTAATTCTGCCGAAGGATTAGGAGCTGTTCGAGTTTTCGTATCAAACTTCTTTGTTAGGTGTATTATCTTATCGGGATAAATATTTGCACAAGTACTAACAGTAAAAGGACCACGACTATCACCACAGAACATCTTATTATAAGTTGACAATGTCTGCGCACATAGCGACATCAAAGATGGTATCAC